CTGCTTTACCAATGTGATCATATTCTCCAGTAATAATTTCATTAACTTTACTTGCCATATGCTTGGCAATCTGTCTACCAGTAAGAGTTGTCGACTGTCCGATCCTGTTATCAAAGAATCTACAGCCTGGGTTGAGAATAGCGCCGTATAATGAGTTAAGGTTAATCTTCTTAACTAGCTGGCGCTTGTCCCAGTATTCTTCTTCTATCTTATTTCCTGCCTGGATACATTCTTTGAGCTTGGCCTGCATTTCTTTACGCTCAGCATACCAACGCTTTAACAAACCGGGAATCACACCTTCTTTTTCGTAGGTAAAAATAGTACCGTTAGCTGACAGCATCCATGGTTGGTTACTTTCGAATATCAGATCATAGATCTGTGCGGCGCTTAGTGTATCGCTTCCGCCTTCTTCCCAATCGATAGTAATTTCTCTACCCACTTCACGATTCATGACAGAAGTATATTCTAAACTTCCAAATACACCTTCCCAAGCAGCCGCAAAAGATTTGCCTTTGGCCTGTTCACCTGCGATAAAGTCTTTAGTTCCGTCCTGTCGCAATTGACCTACAATAGTTTCTGGGCCCATGTTTAAGGCACGAATCGCAGATGGATAAAGTGAGTTAATATCTAAGGAGCCAATCCACTCGTGAATACCTTTCTTAGGATAAGCAACATACGCACCTGCTGCCTGCGTATCACCTTGTTCCTCCATTTTCTTACGATTAGGAACGATCATTCCTCTCTTATGAGCTTCGTTGATAATTGCCTGTTCGGTCACAGCCACGGCACCCATAGTAGTCTGTAACAGAACTGTGCATTCGTGTGCTAGTGTATTAGCAAGATCTAGGAACTTGAGTTTTTTATCTAACCGATCTAATAGACCAGTATCTTGTCTGTTATACTCAATAAATTTTTTAAAGTCGTTATTGTATAGCTGATCTAACGTGCCTTCGTATTGTGTTTTGGTTTCGCCTAGTTCGTGTTCTGCGATAGCGTCTAGTCGATAGCTATGACGCTCTTCGTAGGTATATTTTCTATACAGTTCGAGACTGTCGAGATGTACACGCCCTACAAGGTCGTAGGTTACTGCGGTCTTACCGAATTTTTCATATTCTCGTTTTTTAGGATATTGATTCCATAAACAGAATCTACGAGTATCATCTTTGCTTAATACCTTGGCTACACGATTAACGGTATAAGGAATATCAAAACCTTCTGAGTTCCACCCGCTCAGTACATCAGCATCTTCGATCAATGTCAAAAAGGTATCTAACATATCTGCTTCGTTATCGAAAAGCATAGTGTTAGGAAACTCTTCTATAGATTTTGTTGCCTCCTCCATACTCATCGTTTTAGGAGGAATCGCTAGGCAAACTAGAGTTTCCATCCACTGTAGATGTACAGCGATGGCAGTAATTGGCATAAAAGCATCGTCTGGTGATGCGTATCCGCGTTCTGGATCGAAATCTACTTCAATATCAAAAAATGCTACATTTAATTTAGGAGCATCAACATTAAGATAATGATCTTCTAGTGTTCGATAAATCGGATTTATGTCTGATTCGTAGAGTTTTTTATTAGAATGTATAGCAAGTTCTTTGCGTAGTTCTTTTACATTCTTACAACTTACACGACTAAGTGGCTCACCTTTGATTGATTGGAACTTGCCCTTAGGATCATAATAATAAAATAGATGTCTAGCAGGATAGTCTTTATAATGCCTGCGACCTTTGTCATCACGCTCAACGACACGAATCATGTCGTCGTCGCGATCATAGAATGCGTCAACGTAACTCATTTTTCTCCCTTGTGATTTTCGGCTCACAAATACCTAAAATGCGGTTTATGGCCCAGCCTGCCATCTATATTAATTACTTAGCATTCTGACCAAACCTATCGCGTCGATAGTGACGAGAAGTAGGTAATTAGCCAGCATACCAAAGGAACCCCTATCATAAGAGCACCAAGCATATATAGCACAACCAGCAATCCAGATTGGGTAAAGTATGATAAGAGGTGGGTTTGGAACGGTGAGTGCCATAGTGATAGAACAGCCAATAGACACAACCCAAGCAAAGACCTCAAGACAAAAACGTATTCGATGAGTTTTGAAGTCTTGCTTGATCCAGTCTGTAATACCATATATCTTTTCTATCATTCTTTTTCTGGAAGATGCTTAGTAATACCAAGAATGCCTTCGATCTCTTCCCATTCTTCTTCGTGTTTCTTCCAGTCGTCTTTATGTGCGATTTTAATAGCTTTGGTAATAATGCTAGGTTTAATCTGTAGCTCTTCCGCAACTGCTTTAACGGTTTCTTTAAGACCTTCTTGTAGATCTTCTACTTCACGAAGGACGTTAGATCCTTCCATAATCAATCTTTCTAGTTTTGCTTTTTCTTCGGGGCCGTAAATTTTTGCCATAAAATAAATCTCCTTACAGGACTATTATATAGCCATAAAAAAAGCCAGTCAATGAATGACTGGCTTTTTATTACCAAACGATAAAATTATTTTTTGGTTTCAGAAAGAACATCATACATTTCAAATGTTCCGCCCATGCGCTCATAAACTAGCCCTGCGTATACTTCTGCCTTTGTTGATTCCTGAAATTTAGCAGATGCTACACGAGTTGCCCAAGCAAACAATTCTTTATCCAAAGGATCGATAGCTTGCTGACCACCGCTCTCTTTAACTAATTTGATCATGTCGCGGAATGTCAATGGCATCTCAATAGATTCAGCGACCATTGCTTTAGTGGACTTAAAAGATTCGTTTTTCTTACCGAAGTACTTGGCTTGTTTAGCACTCATACCTTTCTTACCAGATTTTTTCTTACCGGCATTGTCGTCCTTACCTGGCTTCTTGTCTGCCCAATCAGGAACTCCGTCTCCGTCTTCGTCGGGCTTCTTGGCTTCATCCATCTTTTCTTCTGCTTTTTTGCCTTTGACTTTTTTATCAGCTTTCTTGGCTTCTTCGACCATTTCCATAAACTTGCTGGCAAATTTTTCAGAATTGAATTCTACGCTGTCTCCCATCTTGTGACGTTTAACAGAGTCTTTGCCGAAACGTTTTTCCCAATCCTTAGAACCTTTATCTTGTTCTTTGTCGCTGGCTTTCTGCGCTCTACGTTCTTCTCCACTTATACCTGCTTTACTAGCTTTTTTCTGCGCCGGCTCTTTGTGATCTTCACCGTCGTATTCTTTAGCAGTGTGCTTGATTCCTGTCTTGGTCTTTTCGATAGTACCGCCTGTAGAAGATTTTTTGGTATCTCCTACTTTCATATCTTCAGCAACAGATTCTTCGTCTGTCTCGACACTCTCAGCTTTCTTTTTAGCGATCTTAGTAGCAGTAGCATGCATGACTTCTTCACCACGCTTGCCATAACGCTCTTTAAATCCTTCTTTGTCTTTCTTCATGGATTTAACTACTTCTTCTTTCTTTTCTTTTTCAGCAGCAGTTAATTTCTTTTCCATCAAGACAGCTGCTTCAGTTAACGTTCTAGTACCAGCTAAAACGTGAAGAGCTACATCTTCGTCTAGCTGAACTGCTTTAGGTAGTTCAGGAGCAGCAGGTGTCTGCGGAGGAGCATCCATGCTATCTAGTTTGCTGATCAGTGATTTGAAATCCATGTTATTGTCCTTGTTTATGTTTGTTCCACTGTTCTAAAAGTGATGATTTGACTTCTTGTTCAACACTTTCTTCAAATTCTCTGGGACCTTTTTCGATCTGTTCTCTAGCTATCTTTTCATATTCTAGATAGTGATAAACACTAGAGATATAATCGGCTGCTTTAGTAATCTTAGCAGCTACCCAGCCGTCAAGTTCTTCGCCTTCTTCGATCATATGGAAAAGTTTGGCAGAATATTTGGCCAACTTATAACAGTCAGCTTTTGCCATTTTTGCTTCGTGATCGTCTGGTCTTGGTTTTTCGAGGTCCATAATGTATTTATCTTTTAATGAGATTGCCTTCACCAAACAAGCTGGTTTTCATATCCAGTGCGTTATCACCGGGTTTTTGCTTCTTAGGCTTGGGTTGTGGGGGTGCTTTTGTACCAGATTGGCCCGGTTTACCTGTGTAACTGCTTTTTCCTCTAGCAGGACCTGGGCTAATATGAGGATTGGGTACAGATGCCATCATCGATGATGTAGTACCGCCTTCGGTTCCAGACTCGAAAAGATCTTTGATTTTCATGATGTATTATTTATCGCGCCCGCTTTTCATATTCGCGCACCAGTGGGCCATGCGCTGGCGTTCGCCTGAACTGCTTTTTGCGATACTTCTTAATTTACTTATGCTTTGCTTACAGTCGACCCCGCTACGTTTTGCTAGACCTTTGCGTCCAGGTTTCTTACCGTCCGCAAAGTTTTCTATGATAAATTCTCTAGCTTTCATTTCATCGCCGTCTTAAAATCTTTAAACTTTTCTTTACGATCTTCTAGTCCCTTCAATCCTGGATTAATGGGCTTAGTTGAAGCTCGTGTATCATAAAAATCGTCTACTCGAGGCTGTACTCGATCCTGCCAGAACCATATAGCTACCTTAGCAGCTATTTCTGGCTTTTCTACT